ATATGATGGTGGAGATGGAAGAATTGTTGAAGCAAATAGAAATCCTCAATTAAGTATTCTTGGTGATACTCTTGCAAAAAGAACAGCAGAAGAATCAGGTGATTATGTGGTAAAACCTTTTCAAGTTGATGTCACTGCTCATGAATCAAATAATCAATCATTCTATTATAATGCCTCTCCCGGAATTGCATATGTTGATGGATATCGTGTCGAACTTCTTTCACCAAGAAAAATTGAAGTTCCTAGAGCAATAACAACAAATACAATTTCAAATCAAATTGTTTCCATTAACTATGGCAATTATGTATATATTAATAATCTTGCGGGCACTTTTGATTATCCAAACATTGAAGAAGTTACTATTTACAGCGAACCACAAGTAACATTGACAAGTAGTCAATCAAGAACTACTCCTTCAGGTGTGGTTGTTGGTAAAGCAAACATTAGAGCCACTGGATATTTTTCTGGAAATAAAGGAACAGCATCAGCAACTCATTTGATGTATATTTTTAATGTAAGAATGAACCCTGATGCAAAATTTGAAGCTAATGCAAAAAGCTTTTATGTAGAAAATGCAACATATGGAGAATCATATGCAGACATTGTTCTTGAGTCTTCAAAAGCTAGAATACAAGACACGAGTTTATCAAAGGCAGTATTTAATACTGGATTACAAGGTATAAAAAGACTTACTAATATGTCTGGAGTAAATGATTCAAATTTTGTTTACAAAGCTATTATTCCAACAACATTATCGCCTTCTACATCAACAAGTTCTGCAACATTTACTACATCTGGAGCAGACATTTTTAATTATGGTATTGGATACCTTACTGATTTTCAATCTCTAGAAACAAATTTTATTTTTGGTCAAGACACAACTTCTAATACGATTATTGGCAACACAATTAAAGTAGAGGGGGAATCAAATACGTCCCACTCAAATATTTCATCTGTGACTAGTTTTACACAAAATTTTGTTATTGGTCAGGGCATTAAATTATCAAATGTAGGTACTTCAAGCGCCACATACCATACAATTACTGATATCTTTTCCCCCGGAAAAATGGCAGTCAGTCCGAATACAAGTTTAATCGGCAATTTAAGACTTCAAAAATTTTATAAAAAGGGAACACACGTAGATACATTTGGCAGTGGAAATACTGTTAGAATTGAATCTTCAACAAGTGCTGTTCTTGATTTATGTATGGTGCCAGATTCTTCTTCATATACTATATACGGTCAAATTCAAGTTTCTAGAAATCCTGCATCTCCAATTTTAAAACAAGTTAATAAAGGAAGATATGTAAAGATTGATTGTGATACTCATCCTAAAGGCGCAACGGGTCCGTGGGCTTTGGGGTTTCCTGATGTATACAACGTATCAAATGTTTTCTTTGGATCTACATATAGCACAACAAATCCAGACAAAGAATCTTGGTTTGATTTAGCTACTGGTCAGACAGATACTCATTATGGAATTTCATATTTAGTACTCAATCCAAAGTATAAAAATAATTTAACTAGTTCTTCAAAACTTCTTGTAAAGTTAGATCATTTTGTGCCTCAATATACATCATCGAATTTTGGATTTTTCTCTGCAGATTCATACCCAATTGATGATACAAATCTTCAAAATTCTGCAGCTATTCAAACAGCACAAATTCCAGTTTATATTGATAATGCATTAATTAGATATGATCTTAGAAATCATATTGATTTTAGATTTGTCGTTGCTAATACTGCAATAAGCACAACTTCAGATGCATCTGCTACAATTAATCCTCTAGATAATAGAGCAAATTTTAATAAAGGCACAGAGGGAAATCAAGTTGTCGCAGAACCCGGAACTAACTTTACATATGATGTTGAATTTTATATGCCAAGATTAGATACATTATTAATTAATAAAGATGGAAGATTGGATGTAAAGCAAGGAATACCTGATATTCGTCCTCGTTTAGCTTCTATAAATAAATCTGGATTATCAATAGCAGAAATTATGGTTACACCATATCCGTCATTAACGTTCACAGAAGCAGAATAAAAATATGACATATAATAGAAAAGACCTATCAGTTCAAGTTAGTATTAAATCTATTAAGGGATATACAATGCGTGAAATTTCCGCATTGGAAGAAAGAATTAAAAGACTTGAATATTATACGGTATTAAATGCTTTAGAATTAAGTAGTAAAACTCTTTCAATTCGTGATTCTGCCACAAATCTTGAAAGATTTAAGAATGGTATTTTTGCAGATTCTTTTACAGATCATGCTTTAGGTAGGGCTGAAGATAGAGAATATAGAATTGCCATCAGTCCTTCCTTATCTATTGCTAGACCAAGTTTTAATCAATTATTTCATAACTTTAAAATTTTACCCGCCAGTAGTTCAGGCATTAAAGTTGCGGGTAGAATTGCAATGCTTGATTTTACTAATCAATTTTTAGGAGGCAACCCATTTGCAACCAATTATAGAAATTGCACAGATTCATCATACAGATTCAACGGTCATCTTAGACTATTTCCAAATTTTGACAATGCAAATCAAACAACTTTAATCGCTGCTCAAACAGTAACAATTGATGTTGCAAAAGGATTTTCAGATCTTCTTGCAACAGGTATTGCACAAAATATCGATAATGTTGTTGGAGGAAATCAACTTGAAAAATCCGTTACAGAAGAGTTTATGACAAACGGCACTAAAACTACAAATTTTTGGTCTCAAACTACTACAAAAACAGTTAAAGATATTGCGGTAAAAGTCAAAGAAGTTAATGTTGACTTAGGATCATTTGTTAAAGATGTATCAACACTCCCTTATATGAGAAGTCGTATTATATCTGTTGTAGGATATGGATTAAAACCAAACACAGAATTAAATGTATATTTTGATAGAATTAATGTTAATGAATATTGCACTAGTGCTGTGGTAAATCCTGCATATGCTAATGCAACAAATCAAATTGATAATGAAAAAATAAAAGATCTCCCCGGCGGTAGAGAAAATGATGTTTTAACAGGAAATTCATCAACACGATCAGCAAATCAAGTCAAATTAAAGTCTAATTCTTTGGGAGAAGTATATTTTAAATTTTATCTTCCTGCAAACACTTTTAGAGCAGGTGATAGAACACTTATTGTAACAAACGTCGATAATTTAAATGCTGTTGATGCAATTATCACTACTGCAGAAGGGACCTATACTTCTTCGGCACTTGCCGTTACTGCTCAAAATGTGTCATTCAATGTTCTTCAACCATCATTTACTCCTACCACAACTGTAACTTCTGATACAAAAAAATGGGAAACTATAGATACTTGGGTGCCACCGCCTCCACATGGAGACCCTGTTGCACAAACATTTACTGTTAGAGAATCCGTTCCGGTAGGAATTGATATTAAAGTGCCCGGAGTATACATTACACAAATTGGTGTGTTTTTTAAATCTAAAAGTTCTTCTCTAGGGATCACATGTTGTGTTGCTCAAACTACAACAGGTATTCCAGACAGATCAAAACTTCTTGGTAGGTGTCATATAAATTCTGGCGAGGTTTCTATAAGTAATGATTCTAGTTTAGAAACAACATTTGAATTTGATACTCCAATTTTGTTACAGACTGATCAGTATTATTCATTTTGGTTTGAACCAGATGGAACAAATCCTGATTATGAAATTTGGATTTCTGAAGTTGGTGGAACAGACGTTCTATCAGGAAGGGCTGTTACTCAACAACCAATTTCTGGAATTATGTATGTATCTTCTGATGGAAGAGCTTGGACTCCAGTACAATCTTCAGATATAAAATTTAAATTATATAGAGCTAAATTTACTTCTTTGTCTGGTACAGCAGTATTTAGAAACGAACCTGATGATTTCTTAACCGTAGATAATATTTTAAGATCGGTTTCTGGAAATCCCGTTGCTGTTGGTGATGTTGTATATGTGGCAAACAATTCAAATTTAAATCAAGTTCTAACTGACAAAACTATAAATCCATTTGGTGTGATTTCAGCAATTGATGAATTAAATGGTTTGATGTACCTTGATAATACTAACGGTTTATTTAATACATCAAAACCAAATTTGAGAATATATCGTGTTGGTATAGTAGGTGATGCTACACAAATAATCAATCAGAATTTTATTGCAAATGCCACATTAATATCTGTAGATAACCCTAAATATCATGCGTTAGTTCCAAAATTTAATATAATGGAACCTATGGGAACATACTCATCATTAACATATACATCAACAGCAAATAATGACAGCAGTTTTTTGAAAGATTCTTTTTCAACAACAGTAAAAAATGAATCTTTACATTCTTACAGAGATTATGAAAGAGTAATTAGAAGTTATTCCAATGAAGTTGCTGCAGCAACATATGGTACACAAGGAACAGCAACGTTTGAAATAAATCTTTTAAGCGAAAATGAATTCTTATCTCCTGTTATTGATCTTGGGTCAAAAACTTTTAATTTTATTCAAAATTTAATTAATACCGATCTCACTCTTGAAGATACTCGTTATGGGTCTGCACTTAATAAGTATATTTCTAAAAATGTAGTTCTTAATCAAGAAGCGGAAGATTTGATTGTCTATGTTACTGGATATAGACCTTTTGGAACAGATATAACTGTTTACGGAAAATTTTTAAATAGTAATGATCCAGACCAATTCGATGAAAAACCTTGGTCAATTTTAGAAAATTCACAAGCGGGCGTTTATTCTTCACCAGAAGATATAGAAGACTATAGAGAATATGTTTATTATGTGCCAACTGGAAATACTGTTGCAAATCAAGAAAGTGCATATCTTGATACAACTTCAATAGATCCATTAAATGTGCTTACATACTATGACACCGAAGATGTAGCCTATGCTGGCTTTAGCACATTTTGTATTAAAGCAGTACTAACTTCAGATAACCCTGTTAAAATTCCGACTATGGCTGATATAAGAGCAATAGCATTACAAAAGTAATATATCATGAATGCTGAAAACGGTTTTACTAGATCACATGAAAATAAAGGTGCAATCGTGAATACAGACAATGAAAGTCTTTTAGCATATAAAAGACAAAGAACTTTACTTAATACGATAAAAGATAAATCTGAGGAAATAAATACAATTAAAGAAGATGTTACAAATATAAAAACCGATTTAGCTGCAATTAAAGAACTTATCCTTAAGGTACTCAATAAATGACAATTTCAGTTTCAAACGTTAGCACAGCTACAGACTCCTTTGGGCAGTGGATCGAAAAAACTAATCAAACAATATTTGCGATTCGTCATAGAGCGGCTACATCAGGCAATACTCTTGTTGGAAATGTTAGTATTACTGGAACTTATAGTTCTAATAATTTGACCACCAATAGTGTGTTTCTTTTAGGAACTGGAACATCTAATACCGTTGCAAATGGTATTGTTATTACTATGCAATCTTCTTCTACATCGAATACTCTTTACACTGCAAATGGAATGACTATAAATGGTGCTGTGCAGTATAAAAGCAATATTATGCAAATGGGCAGTACTATTCTTAGATCTACCAGCGTTACGTCTGAAGAAGGAATATTTAACACAAGTGTTGTAGTTGGTTATAATTCAATTTTTCCAACTTATTCTAGATTTAATAATATGAACGTAACAACGATGTGGGTATCTGCAAACGCTCGTTTTGGAACAACAGAATCTAACACATACATTGACAAAAATGGTCTGCAAGTTTTTGATAATAGAACTGGACAGTTACAATCAAATTCTAAATTGACATCGACTACTCTGTGGGTTCAAAATATATTTGCTAATAATATAACAGCAAATAATTTAGCTGTAAGTGGTAATATAAAAATAGACAAACTTTCTTCAAATATTGAATTTGGAGGAAACACATTATTTCTTGGGCAGAATAATCATTTTAAATATGGGCTATCTTCAAATGTGTTTATTCTCATTGGTCCTGAATTTAAAGGACCTCAAACAACCTCAACCGGACCATCTACCACACTTCTTTCTATTAAACCATCTAATGCAACATCTGTAAAAACTATTAATGGAAAGTCTTCGGTAACACTTGAATCTGCAGATGATAATAGTTTAGAATTTAGATCTGTCACGGGTAAGAAATCAGGATTGATTTTTGTTGATGGAACTCAAAGTGGATATGTATATTATACTCATGATACATCTAACGGCAAATTAAATTTTGGGGCAAACAAAGAGTTTCTTTTTCAAACTGGCACAGAAGATGCAGCAACTGGATTTGCAGCAAAAGGTGAAACACCACTTCGTATTGATCGGCTTGGATTATATGTAAACAATTCAATTAGCATAAAAGGTATTGGATCTGGAGTTTGTGTTCTCCAAGCTAACATTGAAGCAGGAACTCCAGTATTCACTCTTCCTACTACTGTTGGGTTGGAAGATCAAGTATTAAAAACTGACGGCACAGGAAAGTTGAGTTTTGGTACTGTATCATCTGTTCCTCCAATCAATAGTGATTTAGAAGTAAATAGTTTGGGTGTGGGTGTTGCGGCATCTGGAGTAAGAGGTGAAATTCGTGCTACAAATGACATTACAGCTTTCTATTCTTCTGATAGAACTCTAAAAGAAAACATCAAACCAATATCTAATTCATTAGAAAAACTCAATAAATTGACTGGTGTATCATTTGATTGGACAGATCAATATATTGCTGATCGTGGTGGCGAAGATGATTACTTTGTTCGCAAAAGTGATATTGGTGTTATCGCTCAAGAAGTTGAAGAAGTTTTACCTGAAGCCGTTGCTACTAGAGAAGACGGAATTAAGGCTGTAAAATATGAAAGAATTATCCCATTACTAATCGAAGCAATTAAAGAATTGCAGCAACAAGTAAATGATTTAAAAAATGGCAATTAAAACAAATTTAACAGTAGATCAAGGTTCAAATTTTATATATAAAGTTTTTTTAATTGATCAAGACGGACTTCCATTTAATATTGATGGATATACAGGTAATGCTCAAATAAGGAAAACTTATACCTCATCTGGGTATTCTACAATGAACGTTGCAATTAGCGGCAATTCTGGATTGGTAACTTTAACCATGAATTCAGCAACAACCGCTAATTTAAATTCTACAAGGTACGTGTATGATGTTGAATTAATTTCAAATACTAGCATTACTTCAAGAATCATCGAAGGAATTGTTACAGTAAATCTTGAAGTTACTCGTTAAAGTTTAATTATAAAATCATTGAACTTTAAAAACAGTTTTTCCTGTATGTTCACACACAATAGATGTGTCTGCAAACAATTTAAATCCCTTTTCTCTTGCCTTTCTGCAAAAGTCCAAATCTTCAGAAAATGTTTCTGCATGATTTAAGGCAGAATGGTATTTAAATTGTGGATATCCGATATCTACCATAACTTTCTTTTTGATAAGAACACATCCAAACCCACATGCACCAACTTCAGCAAGAGGCGTATTCTTAATTTTATCCCAAGGAATATGTGTAAATCCGCCTCTATCATTAGGTTCAAAAACTTCTAGGATTTGATTATCCATATTTCTCTGACGATATATTCCAGTAACAATATCTTTGTCATGAGAAAGCATTTTTACTAGGGTATCTGGTTTAAATGAAATATCATAGTCTACAGAAAATAGATAATCATATGGTCCTTTTACCACCCAATCTGCAATTAGATTACGTACCTGATCTACATTATATCCATAAAAGAATTGAAAATGTGGTTCGATATCATCTGGGATAATAAGATCATAAATTGCCTTAAAAGTAGACGGTTCAATATTTAATGCTGTAGGAATGCCAATCAATACATGCTTCTTTTGAACTATCTTTTCTACAGTATTTTGGTCTGGAATAGCCTCTACAGAAACATTTTTTTGATTGTTGATATTTTTTTCTTCTGGATTTAAAACAAATTTCAAAACAGGTCCATTATTATTGGCAATTTTATTTGCGGTCATATTCTGCAATTCTCCATTCACTTTATAATCATTTAGTGGATTTTTATCGTTGTAAAGATAAAAAATTTCTTGTACTGCAACTACCTTATCAGGATCAGCCTGTTCGATGATATTATAAAAAGTTGCATTGTCTCCACCAGCCTTGAACCAATCACCACTATCATCCTTGAATACTTTTTGATCAATAGTATCGACAAGTTTCTTTCTAAAAACCCGAAGATGTGGATATGGCATTCCCCAATTAAATTTGTGCGAACGATATGATTTATTATTACGAACATGCTTAGGATACGGTTGTGCAATTAATGGAATATTGTCAGCCATTGACCAACAAGACCCATAGGCGTATTCAGTTTTATTATCCATAAACAAATCATTATAGAACTTAAAGATGTTGTTATTATTAACAAGAGCATCATCGCCATCTAAAAGCATAATGATACTATCCGCATTCAATCCTTCAATAGTTGAAATCTGATTATATACGGCACCTAGATTTTTACTATTCTCCAATATAGTATACTTCTCAGAAATACTGGTAGGAAGAGTTTCGAGAACTCGTTTAACTTCATCAACAGTACCATCCGTAGAACAATCATCTATTAACAAATGATAGTAATTTTTATAATCTTGGGATGCAGTAGAAAGGATTAAGTTCTCTACGTAATCCTTACAATTGAACATAGGGCTTACGACGCAAATATTTTGTTCAGAAGAATTATATTCCCCATTCCATTCATTTACGTTACTAAACTTACGCCCAAATACTCTATGTACTTTATTGTTGACATAAGAAACTTTCTTATATTCTTCCATAGAAAGATATAGTTTAAATTCATTGAAGAACAATTGTTT